AAGCAGATATAAACGAGGTTTAACCAGTCGTTAGAGCTTAGATCAATCACGCCCGAAACACCTGCATCGCAAGCACTGATTGAATTGATTTTGTCTTTTCCTCCTAGTGCAAATAAGTAGGAAATACCTGCTCTATGATCCCATACAAAATTAGTTCCTGTTGCTACAAGTTTAGAGTAGTTGGTATTGAAGATTTGAAGGTCTGCTGAAGGTGTTGTTGCTTCTGCTATATTGGAGAATTCAACAGCTCCTGCGAAGCCTTTCACGCGCACTTGGTACTCGTATGTAGTGCCGTGATCTAGGTTGTCATTTTGCCAAGTTGTCTCGGCGACATCCGTGTCGTGGACATGAAGAAAATCCAATGCTCCTTTCTTTCTTCTCCACACCTCAAAAGCATATAATCCTTGTGAATTATCAGACCAATTTAATGTGATTGATCCGATTTCTGAGGAGGTAGGAACGGCTGATAAACCCGAAGGAGGAGAAGGGATTTCTATATCGCCAGTATTGACTCTAATATTTCTTGAGCTAAGGTAATTCACTACCTCAGCTCGTTCTTGATTTTCGGTATCAAGTATTACTTCTGTTCCTGCTTGAACAACACCGTTTGGATTGAGGTGAGGGTTACGCTGTAAGAAGGCAGGCAAACCCTCAATTGAACCTTCAAGGGTTAATACAAGGTCAAGGATATTTTGACCTTCTGAGGTAGTGAATTTTTGTTTCATTTCATATGTTAATTGGCAGTTTGATAATTTTCGCTAACACCATAAATGGTGGTCGGTTTTCGTGAGACTCTAACGCATTACTTGCGTTGACGTAATTCGTCTCGGTAATCCCAGTGTAAGAGCTTTGGATTGTACCACTACGAACAAGGTTCGGTTCAGTTGCGTCATTATTTGTATCACCTGCCGATGTAGACAAACCATCAACTATCATTAATTGATTGTAATCTCCGTTGATATGATTGTGGGTTTTATCCGTAATAGAGTGCTTATGACTTTGAATACCCGATTGATTGGCTGACAAAGTAATGTCACTTGCACCTCCAACAGTTCCAATTTTACTATAACCATTATTTGCATTTTCATTATTATCTGAATCGGGAAGAATAACACTATCTCCCTTTCCAATAACAAATCTACCACGTAGGTCAGGTGTGCCGTTTTGCCCATTGCATAATGCAAAACCTACCATATCACCTATTCCAAGACCTGTCTGATCAAAGTCAGTAAGTAAACCATAATAATCAGTGATCATTCCGGGCTTCAATCCTTGAAATTGTGCAACAGCATCACTATTTCTTTGAACAGGATTTTTGATGATTTCATTATAATCAAAAAGCCCTGTTCCTGAAGCTCCAAATTCCGGAACTAATTTTTCTTCAGTACAAAAATCAAAAGTGCCTACCTTATTATATCCTTCGAGCAAATCATGAGGTTCATGAGATGGCTTAACGGTTTGAAGGTTGAAGACGGGAATTTCAGAACCTACCCCTGTTGCATTGAATGCGTCTACTTTGTGTAAAGTATTTTGATATAACAACCAACCTTCATCACATTGAAAATTATTTCCGTTTTGAGTGAATTCCACCCCTTTAACTCGCACTGGAGCTGTGCTTTCTGTTAATACAGAAGCAAGTGCATCTGCCACGTCTTTTGTGGCATTATATATATGTTCAAAGTCTTTCGTGTTGACGACTAGACCTTTTGAAGGTGTATTAAGAATTTTCATTTCTATATGTATTTGATTTCGTAGATGATTCCAACATGGAGATATTTTTTCAAGAAAACATGGATCGCATTTCCTTGGCTTTGAAGTGAAACTGGCACCTCTACAATTAATTGTGTTCGTTGTAGATTAACCTCATCTTCAGGTGTTCTTACTACTGTTGTTGCACTTTCAGGAGTGCCCAAAAAAGGGATTGTTGCTGAATATTCCGGAGGAAAAACAAGGAACTCCACATTCTCTACAATCTGAGTAATCAGATTTATTGAAGGGTTATTGAAACGTTCTCTGATCAATGTTTCAACACTGAGTTTTGAACGCCCCCAAATGATTTGATCTTTTGCATAATTCCGGAAAGTCAAGAATTCTCTTGATAAGGTATACACATGATGAACTAATAAGTAGACCCAATTGATAAACCTGCTCTTTCGTCGTTTTGGAGGTAACGTCCGATAACTTGTGATCTTAAAATCTAATTCAAACATTTGCAATGGCGTTTATTTGGTAAGTATCCAATTCCATCCAACCAGATGAAGGATAATATCTGGCCTTCACGTCTTCATAAGATGATCCAATCTCAGGCTTTGCCTTCATGATAGTAATATAAAAGTCTTCAGCTCCTTCTACCTCTTTTATATTTTCTACCAAATCTGAAATCAAGAGAGACCCGTTAAAAGGTAGGTTTTTGATATAGTTTTCAACGGCAGATTGCACATTAGCTTCAACAGTTAACCTATCATATTCTGGAGAATAATAGAGGTCTGCATGAAGTATCAGCTTATCGCTTTCCAAGTTAACCACACCCATTTGTGCTCCCGGCTCTTGTATCTCTGAAAGATAAGATTTCACACCTTCCGCTTCTGTCTCAGATAACTTTCCGTCCTCTCCCTTCACTTTCACCAAGGCGACGCCACGACCTGTAACCGCTACAAATTTGACCACTTTTTTACTATCATCTTCCACCTCATAGTAAGGTTGCTTTGACTCCTGATGCAAAAGAATAGGATCACCGTGTTGATACTCTTTGATTTTATCCTCATACCATTCTGCTGTATGTACTTTAGAGGCATCAACCAGTTTATTGACTTCTATTTGATGCAGTTCGAAAATCACTTCTTGCAGATATAAAGCATAAGAAACAACGTACAACCAAAGTCGCCAAATCCCAAACTTTGAAGTTGACGCAGGTTTGTTTAAGTCCGCAAGAGCTTCCTTTAGTGTCTCTTCATCTGTAAGCGAATCAAGCTCTGCTATTTTTTGTTTTTCAGCGACGAGGAGCTCATAGATTTCTTTTCTTGTTCTTGCCATTGTATTGGATAATTAGCGGTTAGAACTTCTATTTTCTTTTTCCTTTTACCTGATTTATTGTTAACTGTCACTTCCTGCTCCACCTTTAACTGATGCCATCCGTTTCGCTTTCTAAATGATTCTAGTACATCAGACGGATAGCTTGACAGAAGGAATTTACCTTCAACATTCTCCAGTCTTTTTAAAAGCATTTCAAAATCCTCAATCGTATAACCATCATAGTGTCCACAATTAGAATTAAAGTAAGGAGGATCAAGATAAAAGAAGGATTCTTGAGTGTCTCGGGAAGTGATAATTCTTAAAGCGTCTGTACATTCTATCTGCACATCCTGTAAACGAATGGCGTAATCCAATGTAAACCCGTCTCTCTTATTCATCACTTTTTTGGAGGTGGTGTTTCGCTTTTTGTCATATCCCCAAGAACCATCAATCTTTGACGCAAAACCTTGAGACGATAACACCCAGACCGCCCAAGCTCTTTTCAGCTCAGAAAACATATCAGGATTATTATAGATAACACTCGCCTTTCGATACATATCTCTTGAATGGAGTGAGATTTGAATTTCTTTTTCCAGAGAAGTAAAATCCTGCTGAACTATTTTATAAAAATTCATCATCTCCCTGTTTGTATCATTGATAACTTCCACACCACTTTTTGATTTCTCAAAAAAGACAGCTCCCCCTCCAAAGAAGGGTTCACAATAGAGTGTGTGACCAGGAATCATTGATACGATTTTTGAAGCAAGTTTTTGCTTTCCACCATAATAGGTGATTGGAGTTTTCATTTGTTGTATTATTAAAGTGTGATATAAATCTTTAGTAATACATTCTTATTCGGGGATAAAGCTGAAGTTTTAAACAACATCTAATGTGAACTTCTCACGTCCAACAATAGACTTCATTTTATTGAAAATCAATCTTGAAGAAGTAACATCTTTATATCCATCTTGATCAATATCATAATGTTTACTTCCTACAATTACACAACCTCTAATATCTCTATTGAAGTTACCTGTATGTATTAATATCAAGCTACGATTTGGAACACCTGTAATATGATAATGATGACCATACTTTCTTGAATACCTTGGGACACACTGATAATGTCCTGATGGAATTCTTGATACATTACGTTGATTATCTTTATCTGCTAATTCTAAAGTTTTACACTCAAAAATCTCTTGGAGACCATCGTAGACTTTCAGAACACCTAATGTTTGTTTTTCATCTTCCTGTAATCTGAATAACATTGCTTTCATAATGATTATCGTTTTTTGATGATAACTGAATTAATCCCGTAAGTCCTTACATTCTCATTAGCACTTACCACTTCCACTGCCCACCTTTTCCGCCCTAAAAACCAAGACCGTTCCCAGTATGCAACAACCTCAAGTGGGACATCTACAGCGTAATCTAGTGTTACAAGCTCATTATCAATTAACCCTGATATGGAGGAATAAGCGTCAGCGTAATAGAATGTCTGGGCTTCCCGTATGACTTCACCGGTATCACTTTGTATGTAAATTGTAGTGTCTGTGATTTGAACCTGATCAATATTCTCTTTGACTTTGAGAGCTATCTGATAAGCCGATTCAAGGTTTTTATAATCCTCCTTCAGGTTTTTGTGTTTTTGAAGCCATTTGAATTTCTCATCTTGATGAAGCTTTTTCAAAGTCTGATTTGAAATATCAAGAGCCTGCACTTTTTTCACCTCCACCTTATATTGTCTTTCTGATTCAATCAGACAAGTTTTAAAGA